TTCACGCCAACATGACAAGCGGTAAGACGTCAATTAACATTACATGTAAAAAACCTCTATATGACGAAATATCGCAACAATTGAATGATGTCATAACTTCGTATTGGGATGAATTGGACATGGACCTGCTTCTTGCGGAAGAGGAGTGGATCAGGCCAAAGATCGGCAGTGGATGTTTTAAAGTAACTTGGAACCCGAAAAAGAACGGAGGACGCGGGGACTTGGATTGTGAAGTTGTCCACCCTGCGAATGTGTTTATAGACCCAAACATTACGAACCCGTGGAAGATTCAGAGTGCCGAATTTATTGATTTCGTCAAACCCGTCTCTTTCAGATACATATTAGAAAAATACAGCAAGGAAGCCGACCCGTCATGTAAATACAAGAAGGAAGAGTTGAAACAGATTCTTGTTTCCGAGACGAACACGGCAGACACAGAAATATACGGCGATTTGACAGATAACACAAGCACAAGAATCCCGCAAACAGTTACGGGTACGGGCAGTAAAGAATCATTCAACATGAGAGATACTTGTAATTTACATGAGTATTGGTACAAGGACGAAAAGGATAAGTTACAGGTCGGCTGGCTGGCTGGATTTGTGAACCTGAAGATGTCGGAAGACGATAAGGAAATCAAGGTAAATGGATTTTATAAGCACGGTAAATATCCGTTGGTCTATATCCCCTATATCCAAAAAGATAAGCGCCTTGACGGAAGAAGTGAGCTCCAGTCTTTAATCGGCCAGAACGAAAAGCGTGACGGAATTCAGGACATCGTCAATATTTTGATCCAAGACTATTTAGTCTCTGAAAAGCTGACAGGACAACCCCAGAAGTCATACCGACATGGGTCAATCAAGAACCCCGAAAAACTCACGTCCGAAGCCGGGTTATTAATTCCAACAAAGGGGCCTCCGGGACAAGACCTAAATATACTCGAAGGCAAAACCATGATTGAAAACCTCAGTGTCGTTGAAGGCATGTTGACCCACGCCGACAGAATCACCGGGCAGTGGGATATCACGCAGGGGAGGAATTCACCGGCTATCAAGACGTTAGGGCAGACCTCCCTATTGTTAGAGCAGGCACAGAAGCCGCAGAATGACAAGATTAACACCTTGAATCACGGCCTAAAAGAGGTTGTAGAGCTGGAAATTGATCATTTAGTTGAATTTGTCACAGAAGAAAGAATGTATTCAAAGGAAACCACCGTACCGACGCAGAATCCGGACGGCACGGTCACGCAGAAAACACAGATGGAGGAATTTGCTTTCAACCCTTCTCAGTTAATGAATGGCGAAGAGAGACTGTATTTTAAAATCAACGTAGACATAGGCGCGACTCTCGCAATGACCAAAGCTTATTTGATGGAAATTGCCTTTGCACTATGGGACAAACAGCTTATCGACGTTGACGGCGTTTACAAACTATTACCTGAATTCCCTGGTAAGCAGCAAGTCCTTGACCGAATGAAGGCAGCTCAACAGCAGGCACAGCAACAGGCAATGCAGCAGCAAGCGCCGCCCCAGGAAGATCCGGTGGAAGGGTTTATAAAATCTCTCCCGGAAGAGGTCTTACAGGTTATGGACGCCATGCCGGAAGAGCAACGCTTACAGATGCTGGATGAAATGATGAGGTTAGAACCTGAACAATTACAGCAGTTCATAGGCGAATTGATGGGAGGCGGTCAAGTTGCAGGGCCGCAATAAGCCATACACAGTGGAAGAAATAAAACGCAAAAAGTGTGTGAGATGCGGAAAACAAGCACACGGAACCTGGCAAGCGTGTTCAGATAAAAGAAAGTACCGCCCATTATGCCTGGACTGCGACATTAAACTTAACAAAATGGTTTTAAAATGGATGGGATTCACTGATTGGGAATCCAAAATCCAATCATATGAAAACGAGGTGAGGCAAAATGGATAAATGCCCAATATGCGGAAAAGGCCTGATTAAGGGCAAAACAACCGCCAACGTGCACGAATACACCCCCGAAGACGAGATACGGTTTAAAAGCGGTCTCACTCTTGCGGAGGTAAGAGAACTAGAACTATCAAGGCCGCAGTTTTATTTCTGCGAACGCCTCTGCGATAACAAAGGCAATGGTGACACTATCACAAATAAAGACGGTTCAATGCCAATGAATCCGCCTTGCCCGAATTACCACGGCGGGAATTTAAGCAAACCAAAGGTCGTAGTAAAGACCACAAAGGTTTACGACAACTAAGGAGCGCCATGCCAAGAAAAACCAATAAAAAAAGAAACGAGAGTTCATGAAAGCCAAAAGACCGAAAGGTCTTATTTTTATTCCGCAGGGAAAGCGCAAAAATCCAAAGGAGAAATGATTATGCCAGATATAACGCCTGTAATCGAAGGCCAAGTGGGTGTCGAAGGCTCACAGAATGTACAAAATGCGCCCGTAAATGCGGGAAGTGGTGCCGCGCAGCCAGTACAATCACAACAGGAAAATGCTGCATTTGCCGACATGAGAAGAAGGCTTGAAGCCGCAGAAAGCAAGGCAAACAAGGTTGAGAAAGATCACGCTATCGCCAAGAAGTACGGTACCGATTACGGTGTGTATTCCGAAGAAGACATTGCCGAAAGGTACGGCACTCAGTACGGGATAACTACTCTTGAACAATTGGATGCGGCCATAGAACGGGAAACTCAAAGAGTGCAATCGCAGCAGGCGGGAATTGATCCGGACGTTATTGACAAACTTCTTGAAAAGAAACTGAGCAATAACCCCGTGATCAAACAGACGCAGGATTATTTCACAAAAGCAAGAATCGCAGAAGAAAAAGCGGCGATAAAAGACATGAAGTTTTACAAAGAGCTGGAGCCGGAAATCGACAAGATTTTAAAAGCTGACCCGAAGCTTTCCGCTAAGGAGGTTTACATTTACCTTAAGGGTATAAAGGCAGACGAGCTTTACGAGAAAGCTTCAAAAACAGCAGCCGGGCAAGCGGTTGAAAATCACATCAACCAAGCCAAGCGCGGAACCGAGTCCGTTGATGTTCCACCGGTCGATGAAAAAACTCTTGACTTTACCGCCGAGGAAAAAGCTCACGGCGAAAGGATGGTCAGAAACGGCCATTACAAAAATCTAGCAGAATACTACTCTTACCTTCACGGGAAGAGTGGCGTAAAAATGAGATAAGGAGATGATACCATGATATTTACACCAGCATACAGAGAGGGCGGGGGCCCTATTGTTCCGCATACTTACTATATCCCGACAGGTACGGTCATTGTAAAAGGCATGACCGTAGGATACACAATCGGAACGGGCATAGTCATATACGACGCTTCGGATGCGGATGACCCCATACTCGGGATAGCAGCAGAAGACCATGATGGAACTACAGCAGGAAGGAACGTCGGCACCGAATTGCTTGTCTATGATGACACCGACATAGTATTTAAGTGTATTCCCACTACCGTATCTACGGTTGATAGCGGCGATGCTACCTCATGGGTTGATGCAGAATACACCGGGGCTAACGATGTTTTCATAGGTGGACACATTGTTATTACTGACGCCAACAGTGTTGCAGGGTTTGCAGTGGGTGACGTCCTTGTCATCACAGACTTTGCGAATTCAGGCGGCGACTTCACGGTAACCGGCGCAGGCGGGACAATTGCCGCAGGAATTACCGGTATTATATATCCTGGTTATGGCGCAGTAACAGCCATAGCGTTTGACTCCATAGCAACACCGTTCAACAACCTTGACATGAAAACCGCCGTCGGCGAGACGTTCAGAATTAAAGACGTTGTTTGGGACCCTGCGAAGAAAAAATCAACAATATATTTCAAGATAAGGTTGCACTTGTTCGGTAACGACGGCGCAACCATCTCATAAGGGGGGCGAGATAGATGCCAGAATTAAGTGAAAATTGGGTAAACCTATGTACGACAGACGTAAGAAAATGGGTATCGGACACTCTTAACGACTTTGAGTCCATGATACCTCAGCTGTATGGGAAAGATACTTCCGACCAGCAGGAAGAGTACGACATGTCTTTCAGCGGTCTCGGTAACTTCCAGAAGTTTGACGGTATAGCAATCAAAGACACCATGACAGAGGAATACAAAAAGACATACTCATTCCCTGAATTCATGAACTCCTTTGATGTTAGAAGGAAGCTTTGGGACGACAAGAGAGACAAAAAGGTCATGAACATGTCGCAGGAATTCGCTCTGTCATACAACCGCACAAAAGAGGAACATGCGGCAGAGATCTTCAACTATGCGTTTACAGCAACCGGCACATACTCAAGCGGCGATTCAACCGCAGGCCCGGACACTAAGGCTTTGTGCGCCACTGACCATACCTCAAAAGCCAGTTCCACATACGCGGGGGATAATTATTCCACAGTAGCATTCAGTCCTTCCGCGGTGGAAACAGACAGACAGGACTTCATGTCCATGACAGATGGCAGGGGCAATAAGTCACAGCGCAGGATTGACACGTTGTTAGTTCCCATGACGCTTGAAGAAGATGCTTGGGAATTGATCAACTCCAAAGGAAAAGTCAACACCGCAGACAACAACAAGAACTTCCATGAAGGCCGCTACAAATTGGCCGTATGGCAAGAGCTGACCAGTTCAACAAATTGGTTCTCTCTTGATTCCAAAGCCCAGAAAAGGACGTTGACATGGTTCACACGTATCCCGTTCGAGACTTGGAAGAAGTTTGTCGAAGACTTGCAGACCATCACTTTTGGCGGTTACGCTCGTCACGGTCTTGGCTACAACGATTGGAGATGGATCATCGGCCACAGTGTTTAATTTATGAGGGAGGAGCAATCCTCTCTGTCACTTTGGAAAGGAGTGAGATAAATGAACAGACAAAGACATTTCGGGAGCGGATACTCCTATTTCGGTGAGGACTATGACGACATACCCGTTGGCGCGAAAGGCATGGACATAAAAGCCTTTGGCGACGGAGACGGGAAATACGCTTTGTGGGATGCATCGGCTAATTTGTGGACCATAAAAGGCGCGTCGAAATTCCACAACCGTCCGACAACAGATGCTTTCGCGTTAGAAGTAAAATCTGAATTTACAGACACAGATGCAGGACACAATTGCGTCATGGTAACTGCCGACTGGAAGGCCAACGGCGCAGTCGGTGGAGCTAATACGGCATTGCAAGGTACATCACGTCTTGCCGCAACCTATACCGCAACCGGTGGCGCAATCATAGGCACATATAGTCAAGTGTGCAACCTCGGGACTTTAAACGGTTCCGGAATTATGGTAGCCGGTCTGTACGGACTTATTGAGGATGGCGGCGTTTATACCGCAGTTTCTCATGTAGCTTCTGCATGGCTTGACTCTCATCTTGACCAGACGGTCACGGCCGGTGAATCCGAACTGCAATACATGACTAACAACGGTGAAACGACTCTCGGACAAGCGTTCTTCATCTATGCCGGCAACAAGATTACAAACCTGTTCAACATAAACACGGCTTCAGGAATGCTATCAGCTGACAACGCAGGGGCCGTAGCGGCTCAAACAGGTTACAGGACGATTAAAATCGTACTCGAAGGTGAGACATATTATCTGGTAGCTTCAAAGGCAGTAACGTGATAAGCGGGGCCTACGGGCCCCTTTTGATGGAGGATATATGGACGTTTTGGAAGAAATGAAAAAGCACCTTGAACAGTTAAATATCGGGTACGAAAAACAGATAGCCAATATCCACGCTCAAGAGGGAGCCATTCAGGAATGCGAGATGTGGATTAAAAAGTTGGAGGGTGAGACAAGTGTTTGACATCAAAGAACCCGATGTAATGGGGCAAACAAACAAACTGCTTTTCAACATATGGAAGACTCTGTCCGGTGAAGTCAAAAGCGATATGAAGCGCCCTGAAATGCTTGCAATCATAAAGGGCTTCAAAAGCAAGCCTGAAGGCTGGACAAAGCTCTCCAACAATGATCTTAAAAAACTTATAAAGGATGGTGAAAATAAATGAGTGACTTAGTAAAAGGGATATTTACAGATGTAATTTTTCACGATACCGCCACAGCAATAGCTACGGGTAAAAGGTTTGAAGTGAAATCCTTTAAGACATTGACTATTGAAATTTACGGCACAAGTACCGGGAGAACGGTGACGTTTTACGGGGTTGGCGCAAGCGGAGCATCAAGAGCGCTAAAAGGCCTTAACCTTGGCACATGGGTTTCGGCAACCAGCACCACGGGAACGGCTGAAATATGGCAATTCGATATTACCGGGTTAAATGAGGTCATAATGGATCTTACCGCCATTACAGACAACAATGTAACTGTCAAGGGAAGGGCGGTGTCGTAAATGAGCATGTACGGAAAAGCCGCTTTAGCGCTCTTGGCAGACCTGACAGAATACGCTACGGTCATAGATAACGGTTCTGATGTATATCCAATCGACATGGCAAACCGAGCATTCAAAAACGTCAAAATAACAACCGCTGATGCAGATGCCAAAGAGGTAACTGTCTCAAATGTTCCTGCGGGTGACATAGAATTGTTCCTTGAACTGACCTACACTAATGCCGCCGCTATCACATGGACAATGAGCACAGGAAGTACGCTTGTATGGTTAAGCGGTTCCGCACCAACTTTGACAGCAGGTAAAACCTATAGGATGGCATTCTTTAGAAAAATCGGAACAACGGTTTGGCACGGTAACAGTGTCGGGGGGTGGTAATATGACCCCTGCAAAAATGCTTATTATGATGGGCAGATGGTGGAGAAATGAACTTGTTTATAACCCTACGACATGGGCTGAATGGACAAAATCCGGAACCGTTGTTGCGGATGCGACAGGAATACAACTAACATCGGTTAATAACGTTGCGGCGTCAATCACGTTACCCACTAATTTAAAATCTAACACAAAATACGGAGTTCTATATAATTGTATCACATTACAATGGACAGCAACTTGGGTAATGTCCTCGACATCTGCCTTTCCATCAATAGTGTTGCCAACAAGCACAGGTATGGTAAAAACCACAGCAACCACCGATAATCCTATAACAAGTAATAATGTGCAGTTATTTTTAAGGTCGGCATTGGGACAGACCGACACGGCAAAGCTGACGGACATTCGTCTTTTTGAACTCCCTACCGGTTCACAGATAGAAACCGACTTTACAAATCTTACAGCAGACCAACTCAACGCACTATACCCATTTTAGGAGGCGATAGCATGTATGCAAAAGTGGAAAATGGCATTGTAACACAGACATCCTTGCCTACATCGGGTACTCTATCTGACGGTAGAAGCGTATCAAATTATAACCT